CGAATTTCACAAATGCCAGACTCGGCGGCTACACGCTGGGCGAAAATCTCTCTGGGGCTCAGTCGCTCGCCTACTACAACATCTGGGATACGCTCGTTAGAGCGCTGGGCAGAAAATGACCCTTTCCGACATCACGCTCCCGATCAGTGACGCCGACGCCAAGGGCTACGCCCTGGTCTTCACGCCACAACTGGCTGGCAGGCTCGCGGAACTCCACGCGGAACACGGCTCGCCCAACTGCGTGCCGATGCCGCGCACGCTCACCGATGGGCGGCTGATGCTCTGTGGCGACATCCTCACGGAAGTCATGCCGGGCGGGCTGCTGGCGGCAATGTGGGCCGCAGCGGATCAGGCGGTGCTGTTGCCAAACGTTGAGGTGATCCCTTGGGCCGACGCGGTAGCGTTGCTGCCTGCGGACCCGGCGATCTAGGCGCTGCGCTCTTCCAACTAGATAGCGACTTTCGCGTTTCGCGAATTGCGAAACTGCGCTACTCACCTTAGAGAGAGTCCGATGCTGACTTGTGAAGCCATGAAGCGGCGGCGCGATCAGACGCTGAAGCGGCTGGAACGCCAGAGGGATGCCTGCCTTGCCGCCGCGAAGGCCAACCCAGTGAACGCTGCGGTCTTGCGAGGTCTTGCCGCCGATCTGCGGCGAGAGATCGAACTACGGTCGTAGTGCGCTACAGCACCAGTATCCGGCCTAGTATCACCGGGCAGTATCCTCGTTCTTTAAGAAAAAGTGCATAGGATTTGTTTCCGATAGACCACGACCTATCACATTCTGGAATCTGGAAATCGCTACACTACGGCCGCACCGTACACCCGGCGAGTGTAGTGTGGCCGATAAACCGTGATAACTTTGCTATAGATGCCAATCGCCACGCTACGATTCGACCTGAGCGACCCCGACGACGAGCAGGCCCACCGCTGGGCGCTCGCGGGCCGGGATGCGCTGATTGCGCTAGAGGCGATTGACCAGCACTGTCGCGGGCGGCTGAAGCACGGCGAGCCAACGGACGCCCGCAAGGAACTGGAAGAAATACGCAGCACAATACCTTACGAATTAGTGAATCTGTTGCGCTCTTGAGCGAACATCGTGACGCAACGCCCCCTCCCATTCATGCCGCCCTTGATCCTGTGCAACAGGTGTAATCAGGCCAAGGCCGACACGAAGCCGTGCCCTAATTGCGGTTGCCCAGAGTTCCGGCTTGTGGATTAGTTTTCCTGCCACAGCCCCATAGATTCAGTTGACGAGCCCGCTACGTTCGGGCTCATGTCATGGAACATCTACCACGGCGACTGCCGCGAGGTGATGCAAACGCTCCACCCAGAGAGCGTCGATAGCATCGTGAGCGATCCGCCCTACGGCCTGTCGTTCATGGGCAAGGGCTGGGATCACGGCGTGCCGGGCGTGGAGTTCTGGACCGAAGCCCTCCGCGTGGCGAAGCCAGGAGCCCACTTGCTCGCGTTCGGCGGGACTCGCACCTATCACCGGCTGGCGTGTGCCATCGAGGATGCAGGCTGGGAGATTCGGGACTGCGTAATGTGGGTCTACGGCAGCGGCTTCCCGAAGTCGCACGACGTGAGCAAGGCCATCGACAAGGCGGCAGGAGCGGAGAGAAGCGACAAGTTTGAAGGCGCTTTCACGAGGCGAGCGGGTCCGACCGGCAACAAAAAATGTGATGACTGCGGGAAGTGGCTTGTTTCTGGGTCGCCGTGCCAATGTCCGCGCCCGCAGGATGCACCGCAGACAGACGCCGCCCGCCAGTGGTCCGGCTGGGGCACCGCCCTGAAGCCCGCCTGGGAGCCGATCATCGTGGCCCGCAAGCCGCTCGTCGGCACCGTCGCCGAGAACGTGGTCACGCATGGCACGGGGGCGATCAACGTGGATGGGTGCAGGGTGGGCAGAGACAAGGGCGACATGTCGGGCTGGAGCCTGACTGGCTCTAAGGCTTCCGAGAACCGGGCGATGAGCGGTGGCAACTATGCCAGAGACGCAAAGCCCGACGCCGTCGGGCGCTGGCCCGCGAACCTCATCCACGACGGCAGCGAGGATGTGGTGGGGCTGTTTCCCGTGACAAAGGATGGCGTTGCCAGCCCCAACGTCAACGGCAAGGAAGCCTATGGTGGTGGATTTGGTGGAAGGCATCACCCCGGCTACGGATCGTCCGGCTCCGCCGCCCGCTTCTTCTACTGCGCCAAGGCTAGCAAGGCGGATCGGGATGAAGGGTGTGAGGGGCTGGAGGAGCGAGATCGTGCAGACCAGTCTGCTTGGGTTCGGAAATGCAACGTCTGCGGAGACACCTTTTGTGACCCAAAGACAAGTAAGCCTCATTGCGGCCACGATGATTTTTCTTTTGTCTCGCCGTCCCCGCGCCGCAACCACCACCCCACCGTGAAGCCTACCGATCTCATGCGTTACCTCTGCCGCCTCGTCACGCCACCCGGCGGCGTCGTGCTCGACCCGTTCACGGGCAGCGGCTCCACGGGCAAGGCAGCGACGCTTGAGGGCTTCCGGTTCATCGGCATCGAACGCGAGGCAGAATACGTCGAGATCGCCAAGGCGAGGATCGCGGCAGCCGAGGCGGGGGCCGGGCCGCTGTTCACGAAGTGCGCTATCCATTGAGAAGACGGCCACCCCTGCTACTGCAAGGGGAACGGCACAGATGCCTAGCCTAGAGGCACAGGAGACCACATATGTCCGATGCCACGATCAGCCGTAAGCACAGGGATTTCGACATCACCCTGCACACAGCCACCAGTCTGGCTACCACGCTCGATATGCGTGACGTTGCAGGGGCTGTAGTCTCGTTTGGCACCATGAGCACCGCTGCCACGTCGCTACAGATGTGGGTGGGTTCCGCCCCTACTGGTGCGTTCCGCCGCTTGTACAAGGTGGACGGCAGCGTGGCTGACCTGACGCTGGCGGCATCGACCACAGAAGGCCGGGCATACGCTTTGCCCGATGAAGTGTTCGGCACCGAGTACCTGAAGATCGTCAGCGCCACCACCAACAGCACGGGCACGACCGGCTTCGTCATGTTCAAGAGCTAGGCCCATGCCTACACGGATGCCCAGCCACAGGCCGCCACGTCTAAGGACGAGAGGCCCAAGGCGTGACGACACGGCCAGGCCCAACGCTGCCGCACGGGGCTACTGCGACAAGGCCCACAAGCTGTGGCGTCAGGCTGTGCTGACCAAGTGCAGCTGGCAATGCGTTGACTGTGGCAGAGTGGATCACGGACGTGGGATGCACGCGGACCACATCGTGCCCATCATGCAGGGCGGCGATCGGTACGACGTGGCAAACGGAGCGGCACGGTGCCTAGCCTGCCACAGCAGGAAGACGGCACGGGAGAACGCCGCAAAATGCAACAACTAGGGGGCGGGTCGGATCATAGGGGCCAACGCTGTAACAAACCACCCGGTTATCCTCTGCGTGCGCAGGGCTGAAATTGGAACTTTCGTGAGTGCCGACAATGGGTAAGGGCCGCAAGCCGACTCCTAAGCAGATACTTAGCCTGCGTGGCTCCCGCGTTAGGGGGCCACATAAGACCGGAATCGACGCGCCGCCTGGCGTTCCCCCGTCGCCGGAATGGCTGGCCGATGTCGCCCGCGCCGAGTGGGAGCGGATCGTTCCCATGCTCGAAGCGTCCAAGGTGATGAGCCCGCGTCACCAGCAGACACTTGCGGCTTACTGCGATTCGTTTGCCGACATGGTGGAAGCCGATCGGGAACTCAAGGCGAACGGCACCACAATCATGGACGACAAGGGTAGGGTTACTAATCACCCGGCGTGGAACCGGAAGCGTGACGCACGAAACCAGATGCTGAAGTTCGCCGCCGAGTTCGGCCTCACCGCATCTGCACTTTCAAGGGTTTCTGCCGTTGACCAAGGCCCGCAAGAAAACGACCGGGACGCCAAGATGTTCGCTTGATAAAGAGGCGGCATCGATTGCCGTCGATTTCTTTCAAGAGAACTTGACCCACTCCAAGGGCGAGCTCGGTGGCAAGCCGTTCCTACTTGAGCCGTGGCAGAAGGAATACATCTCCAAGCTGTTCGGCACGATGAACGGCAACGTTCGTCAATTCAGAACATCACTGCTGGCAATCCCGCGAAAGAACGGGAAGTCAACGCTGTGTGCTGGCATCGCCCTGAAGCTTCTCTTTGATGGCGAACCGGGAGCGGAAATCTATTCGTGTGCCGCCGATCGTGACCAAGCCCGCCTGGTGTTCGAGATGGCGAAAGTGTGCGTGGAGAACTCGCCCAAGTTGCGGGGCCGCCTGCGTGTGTTCCGTAACTCCATCGTCCGCGAGGACACGCATTCCACTTACAAGGCACTGTCTGCCGAGGCGTTCACTAAGCACGGGCTGAACGCACACGGGATCATATTCGACGAACTGCACGCGCAGTCCGACCGTGAACTCTGGGATGTTATGACCACCTCGACGGGAGCCAGGCGGCAGCCGCTGTGCGTGGCGATCACGACGGCGGGATTCGACCGCAAGAGTATCTGCTGGGAGATTTGGAAGTATGCCTTGGCTGTGCGTGATGGTGCGATCAAAGACAACACCTTCCTGCCTGCGATCTATGCCGCCGATCCTGAAGACGATTGGACGAAGCCAGCGACGTGGAAGAAAGCAAATCCGAACCTTGGCGTAAGCGTGAAGCTCGATGACCTGCGGGTGCGGTGCAAGCGGGCACAGGACATGCCCAGCGAAGAGAACACGTTCCGGCGTCTGCACCTAAACCAGTGGACAGAGCAGGATACGCGGTGGCTGCGGATGGATCACTGGGCACAGGGCAACGAGCCGTGCCCGGTGATGCTCGACGGCCGGGAGTGTTTCGCGGGGCTCGACCTTGCCAGCACGTTCGACACCACATGCTTTTGCCTGCTGTTCCAGCTGGACGATGGCCGCTTCTGGGTGGAGCCGCACTTCTGGATTCCCGAAGAGAACATGCGGG